TATGGGGGGGGGGTGTCACGAGCAACACAACCACAAGGGGGCGCTCCCCCTTCGCTTCGGGGGTCGCTTCGACAAGTACCGGCAAGCCCAGCCCGATTCGGCGGACGCTTCGACAAGTATCAGCCCCCTGAATTCAAAAAAAAAAACGATACACGCCACAGGGGGCAGATTTGCCAAATACGAGGGGGGGCAGCCTGTCGGACGGGCGGAACATGGGCGTCGAAATACGGCGCGGACATTAACGAATGGGACGTCGCTCCCCCGCCGGAATACTTTATTGAATTGCAAAGGGTCGCAAAACGCCGGATTATCTGCGGCGGAAATTACTTCGGACTTCCGGCGTCCCGGAACTTTATTATTTGGCGGAAACTGACAATATCGGAGAATTTTTCAATGGCGATGGCGGAGTATTTGTGGACGGACATTCCCGGCAATGCGAAGGTTTTTGACTTCGCCCCGCAAGACAAAGATCGGTTTCACCCGACCCAAAAGCCCGTCCAATTATATAAATGGCTTTTATCCCGCTATGCAAAACCGGGCTGGCGGATATTGGACACACATCTAGGGTCGGGGACTCACGCCGTCGCTTGCGCCGACATGGGCTTCGATTTAACCGCTTGCGAAATTGACGAATTCTATTATTCAAATTGCCTTAAAATGCTGGGTGACTTTGTTTCGCAGGGCTTTTTGTTTTCCCCTTCCGGCGGCGAATTGACGCCTGACCCGGAATTATTTTGAAAAGGCGGCGACAATGTCGGAAATGGTAAAGGAAAAAGACATAGATTTTTTAATCGAGCAATTCGCCGACCTAGTAGAGTCGAAAAAAATTGAATTGCCGTCGGAATACGCCGAAAGAATCCGAGTCCTTCCGCCGGAATTGACGCCGTTTCCCGGGCCTTTTTCATACGTCCGCTTCCCGTACTTCAGGGAAATCGTCGATTCATTATCGCCGACCGACCCGATTAAGGAAATCGCCGTTATGAAGGGCAATTCGATGGGGGCGACGACGGCGGTTCTTGAGCCGGGTATACTTTACAATATCGGGTGTGACCCCAAACCCCAGCTATACATAACGGCGGACTCCGAATTGGCGAAGACGTCAATCGAAATAAAGGTCGACCGAATGATCGACGGCGCGGGGCTGCGACATTTGATTTTTTCCCAAACGAAAAAAAACAAGGGAAGCGAAGACTCCGGCGATACAAAAACGTCGAAGCAATACCCCGGCGGATTTTTATATTCGTATGGCAGCCGAAGCCCGGCGCGGTTTCGGTCGAACCCCTACCCCGCCGCCTTCGGCGACGAAGTCGACGCATACCCCGACGCAATAAAAAAAGAGGGCGACGTTATTTCGTTAATCCGAAGCCGGACAAACGCCTATTCAAAAACCCGGAAAATTTTATGGATTTCGACGCCGCTTACAGAGCAGACAAGTAAAATAAACAAGTTATATTTAAGCGGGGATCAAAGAAAATTTTTTGTCCCGTGTACGCATTGCGGGGAATATCAGGAATTAGTCTGGCATGGCGTCCATGAAGACGGGACGCCCTATGGGATTGTATGGGAAAACGACGAATTATTTAATCCGAAAATTGAAACGGTCGCTTATAAGTGCAAACACTGCGGCGGACTTATGAAAAATTATGACAAGTCGACGATAATCCCGAAGGGCGAATGGAGGGCGACGGCGCGGGCGACGAACCCCCTATTGCGCTCCTACCACATATCGCCGCTATACAATCCGCCGGGGATGTTTTCATGGGAAGATTTTGTTTTTGACTGGTACGAATTCTGGGACATTGAGCATAACCGCCTAAAGGACAAGGAAAAATATCGGACGTTCCGCAATACGAAACAAGGGCTTCCGTTCACGGAAACCGGGACGCAGATTAAATACGAAAGGACGCTATTGTATAAACGGACGGGATTTGCCCGGGGACATATACCTAATGAAATGGCGAAAAAGGATTCCGGGTCAATTATTTTATTAGTTATCGCTTCGGTCGACGTTCAAAAAGATCGGCTTTACGTCGATGTGAAAGGATATTCGACCCGGGGCGTTACATGGTCGCTAGACTTTTTCGACATTCCCGGCGACACGGCGGATTTTAACGGGCCCTGGGACGAATTGGAAAAATACATTGAAAAGAAAACCTTTATTAGCGACGACGGCCATATTTATAAAATCAATTTGACAATAGTCGATTCGGGCTGGAATACCCAGTATGTGTACGCCTTCGCTTCCCGGTATAGCTCCGGGATTTATGCCTGTAAAGGTGTCGATTATTTAAGGGGCGGCGAAACTTATAAATTATTTAACAAGTCGACGCTGGATTTAATCTCATTACAAAAAGCGTATCACATAAACACTAACAAAATGAAAGACCGAATTTCCAATTCATTAAGTACCGCCGTCTGGAAGACCGACGAATTACAGCCGCCGTGGTATCCTAATTTTCCCGAAGACTATCGGGACGATTACTTCAAAATGTTTGAGGCGGAAAACAAGGTCGACGAATACGACCGAAAAACTGAACGCTATCTGCGGACGATTTGGAAGGCGAAACAAGGCATTCCGAATCACGCCTTCGACACATACAATTATAATCTTGCCGCGCTTGAAATTTTCGCCGACAGTTATTGCCGGGAAGTTTTACGCCTTCCCGGTCTTGACTGGGATTCATTCTGGCGCGACGCAAAGGAAAATCCCTTTTATGAAAGTTAATAGCCATTAAAACTTTTTATAACTATGTTTCCTTTATGGCGATTATCGAACCGAACCATGTCGCGCTGTCCGGCGATCCAAAACAATTTTGGAAGGACGAATTAAGCAATAGCCGGATACTCCTCAACGAATTAGACAAGGCAATATACGCATTAACAAAAAAAGAAATCCGCCAATATACGATTAACACCGGGCAAGATTCGCAAACCGTATCACGTCAAGACTTGCCCCAGCTTTACGACCGGCGGAAAAATCTTTTGAAGGAAATCGCCGAATTGGAAATTCAAACTGGGGAAAGGGAGCCGGACGCAGCGGCTTTTCAGGTGATACCCGAATGGTAGAAACAAAATTTGAAAAATTAGAAAACTCATTGATGTATTATGCCGCCGATCTTATATCGGACATTTTCGACGGCGACAAATTCCCCGGAAGTTTTGGTTTTACCCGGAACTATCTGAACGAAAACGGACTGGATTATTTTTCGCTTCGCAAACGGTCGCTTCAGTTATTCGTCGAAAATCCCTATGCGTCCGGCATTATAAAAAGGATTTTAAGAAACGAAATTTTTACAGGCATGATGCCCGACCCGACGCCAAACGGCGCGATTATTTGGCCTAATGAGTCCGAAGAAAAGCGGGAAGAAAAAGCCATTGAATACGGGGCAATTATTAACGACGGATTTGAATTATACGCTTCGGATTACAATGTTTTTGATTACAAAAAACAATTAACATTCGGCGAATTTCAAGAACAAGTCCGCCTTGAGTCCATACTTTGCGGCGACGGAATAGTCATCAGCCGTATAAACCCGCAGACCATGCTTCCTTCATGGGACTGGGTAAACGGAAACTTTATAAAGACGCCGCCCGAATACGCGCCTAAAGGCGGGAATACAATTTTGCACGGCGTCGAAAGGGACAAGCAGGGTCGCCATGTCGCATATCACATCGAAGAATGGGTCGACGAAAAATTAAAATATACAAGAGTCCCGGTCTTCGGCGAAAAATCAGGCCGTCAAATATCATGGATGGTATACGGCGGAACAAAATTATTAAATAACGTCCGGGGAACGCCATTACTTGCGAATTGCCTTTATATGTTAAAAGACCTTGACCGTTACCGGGACTCCGAAGTCCGCGCCGCCGTGATTAACGCTTTATTCCCATTGTTCATAAAAAAACAGCCCGGCGCGGGGGGCGGAAGCGTCCTTGACGGCATAAAGAAACGGCAGTCCGGCGGCAGCGATACCCCGGCGGAAGCGCCCGGCGGAAACATGACAATCCCGACATTGCCGGGAATGTTAATGAAAATGTCCGAAGGCGAAGAATTAGCCAGCCTTGCCACAAACCGCCCGAATGTCAACTTCGGGACTTTTGAAAATATTATTATTTCGGGTTTCTGCTGGACGCTTGAAATCCCGCCCGAAATCGGAATGTTAAAGTTTACTAGCTCCTATTCCGCCTCACGGCAAGCAAACAACGAATGGGACATATACTTAAAATTCCGCGCCTTCAAAAATGCAAAAGATTTTTGTCAGTTAATCTATCAGGAATATGTCATTCAATCCGTTTTGAATGGGACGCTTGTTATCCCGGGACTAATGGCGGTTCTTTTCAATCCGAAGGAATGGATGGTCAGAGGAGCATGGTTAAAGTGTGAATGGGCGGGTTTGTCCCGTCCGTCCGTCGACATACAGCGCGAAGCGGGGGCAATGATTAGTTTGTTAAAGGTCGGCTGCGTAACGAATGATTTAATCGCCCGGCGTTTTTCGGGAAAAAGTTTCAAGGCTATTCAATACACCCTAGCCCGGGAACGAAAACTAATGACCCGGCTGGGCTTTACTTCGGAAATCGACGAAAACGCGCA